CAATTGTCCACACAGAGCCACTCGGTACAGTCACGGTGATCCCCGAAGCCACCGTAATCGGCCCGGCAGAGACAGCGTTGTTGTTTGTGCCAATTGTGTAGTCAACTGTGATTGAATTAGCGTTTTCCCACATGCCTTTGGTGGTTGTGTTACCACCACCTAAACTGCCCCAAGCAGCACCAGTGTAGCCTTCGAAGCCGGGGGTGTCTGTGTTGTACCTCACCGCACCTTGCGTAGGGCTGCCCCGTTGTGCTGTTGTACCCGCTGGTAAGTCAATCCAATCTGTTGCTGTGTTGGCTTGGCTAGATACCTGTGCTGGGGGCAATGCTGTACAGTTGGTCAAAACACCGCTTGCAGGTGTACCTAACGCAGGAGTTACAAAGGTTTTATTTGTTAGCGTTTCCGTCCCTGCAATAGTAGCGAAGTTGTCATCAGACAGCGCTGTATTAAACTGTGCTGTTGTGCCTGTTAAGGTGTTATTAGCTAAGTTAACAGTTTTATTTGTTAGTGTTGCGGTAGCTGAATCAAAAGTGGTCGCCGTGTTAGCCGCTGCTGTAGCGCTATTAGCTGCATTAGTGGCTGAGGTAGAAGCTGCTGAAGCACTTGTAGCTGCATTAGTAGCTGATGTAGAAGCCGCTGTAGCACTTGTGCCTGCGTTAGTAGCTGCTGTAGAAGCCGTTGTAGCGCTATTAGCTGCATTAGTGGCTGAGGTAGAAGCTGCTGAAGCACTTGTAGCTGCATTAGTAGCTGATGTGGAAGCTGCTGTAGCACTTGTAGCTGCATTAGTAGCTGCTGTAGAAGCCGTTGTAGCACTCGTGCCTGCGTTAGTAGCTGATGTGGAAGCTGCTGTAGCACTTGTAGCTGCGTCAGTAGCTGAGGTGGAAGCTGCTGACGCTTGTGTAGCTGCTGTTGAGGATGATGTACCTGCGCTAGTGGCTGAGGTAGAAGCCGCTGATGCGCTTGTAGCCGCATTAGTAGCTGCTGTAGAAGCTGAGGAAGCACTCGTACCTGCATTAGTAGCTGATGTAGAAGCTGCTGAAGCACTTGTAGCTGCGTTAGCAGCTGATGTAGAAGCCGCTGTAGCACTATTAGCAGCTGCTGTTGCTGAAGCAGCTGCTGCAACTGCCTGTGCTGTAATGGCGTTGATAGAAGCATCGCTGGTAGCGTCTCCACTACCTCCTTCTCCTCGGTAAATGCCCATATATTTCTCCTTGTTGTGGCAGAAGGCTATAACAACCCTCTCTCATAACAAGGGAGACCGAAGTCTCCCTGCTCTTAGGCGGCTACAGCCATCAAGACACCAGCGTCAGAACGCAACACTTTCGTGCCATACAACATATCAGAAGTAAACAGAGTTGCCAAGAACTCTTGTTTATATTGTTGTTGTGAACGTACAGACATCTGCTCAATATGCACAGCCCAATCTTTGTGTGTCAACAAAGCACCACGAACACCTGTTTCCAAGGTGGGGGTGTTGCTCGAAACAACAACAGGGATACCGTACAAACTACCAACTTCGCCGTTACGGATGGTGTTAGAAGAACCCACTTCACCTACGAATGCTTGTTCAGTATAGCGAGCAATACCGTTCAAAGTGTTACGCAATGAAGGAGGAATAACCAACACACGACCGTCCATAGGAATGTCTGCGTCATCCAAATACTGGATGGCACGACGGAAGCCTGCATCAGAGAAGCTACCGATGTCAGCAGTGCCGTCCGCGTCATAAGTTTCCAAAACACCTGTAGAGGCGTTAAACTGGAAAGCACGATTATGGACATACGAAGAGCCGTCACCGTTACCAAGGCTCTTAACCAAAGCCCACAAGTCGTCATCAACTTGTTTAGCCATAGCATAGCCAGCGTCATCGGTGTAGTGCTTACGCAAAGAAGGCAGAGCTTGTACATCAACAATATCTTCGATGAGGTAAGATACTTCTTTGTGCAAGTTGAGGTTTACAGTGATGGAGCTTTGAGCCAAGTTCTGCATTGTTACAGCAGTGTTCTCAGCTTTAGCTACAGCAGCTAAACCACGGGAAGGTGCGGGGATGATGAGAGCATCACCCTTTTTACCTTTGAAACTCATCTTACGCACAAACTGAGCGAGGACAAGGTTCTTTTTATATGCAGCAACGATTTCGTCACTCCATAAGTCAGGGAGGAAGCTAGAGGCTTCTGTGAGACCAGCAGCGCCGGTCATTGTTGGAAAAGTTGAAGTTGCCATTTTATTCTTTCATAAAGTTAACGTACACGGTTTTCCGCATATGCTCTCATAATATCAGGTTGTAAGAGCATATAGCGGTCAGGGTTTTTTTGCATGAGGTCTATAATATCAGCTCGACGATAAATCTTTCCTGAGCCTGTCTCACCACTTCCTTTAGCGGAACCAGTGGAGGCTTGTTTTAGTTGTTGTTTCCTATCTTGTTGTTGTAGTTGCGCAGCATTACTCACCATCTCTTTACGTTCTTTCCATGTAGAGAATAAGTCGTCTGCTGCATCAAAATCAAAACGTTGGTCAGCCCTCGATAGAAGCTCACTACGAACTTTACTTTTACCAACCCATTCATTAAAACCTTCATCATTTAGAATGTCTTGAAAATCAGGGTGAGCTTTCTGTAAACTCTGTAAGGCTTGTGCTTTCGCAAGTTGTGCGGTAGCTACCTCTGCTTCTTTTATCTTAGGATGACGGGAAACAGCTTGTTCTACAGCTCCTTTAGGGTCTGAGAAAAAGTCGATGTCTTCGTCTTGCTGGGGTTGGCTTGTTACCGTTTGAGCTTTAACAAAATCATCCACAATACGCCGTAATTCGCCTACTTCCTTGCTATGTCTGCCCATCAGCTTCTCAGCCTCTTGGTGCATTCTAATCAACTCTTTAGGGTCTTTACCTCGATACCGTTCGGGTAGTTCCTCCGCTTCTGTTGGAACTTCAGGGGTCTCCTGAGGTGTATCCGTTTCAGGTAGTGGGGAAATTTCTTCTGTTTGTTCGCTCTCGCTTAAAAATTGTGCCATATTGTTCTCCGTGCATTACGCATTATGGAAGTAAAAAAGGAACTGTAGCTTCTCAGCTGTTCCGCTTACGCTCTTGAACCGCCCTCGTTCTCCTGCTAGTTTCCCAACGCATTGCTGCACCAGGAAACGAGCCAGACCATCCTTCGAGCTGCGCTCGTGGGGAACTAAGCTGTTTAACAGCGGGTTGACCACACTTACATACTACTTGCTCCTCTGCCGAGGAAGTGAATACTTCAAAAGTGTGACCGTTCGAACAGGTAAAATCAAATACTCTCATCACGTTCCAGTTCTTCAAAGACTGCCTTAGCTGCCTCTTGATAGCCTAAAATGTTGATGAGAGTTTGCACCTGCCCTTTTCTTACCCAGAATGCATCCGCTTCCATAATGTTGTCAACCTTATTCAAAGAAGATAGGTTTCTTTCCATATCATCTTCAAAGTGTTTCCAACCAGGATGTGTAAACATATCTAGGATAGATTCATAATAATATCTTGTTTCCTTATCCAAACTGAATCTCCTCAGGAGAAGAGGGAGCCTGTTTAGCCATTTGTTTAGATACAATTTCTTCTTTGCTTGTTATCTCACGCTCACGTAAGACCAACTCTGCCAGTTTGAAACGACGTTCAAATTCTTTATCATCTTGGTCTCCCGCATGAATGTTAGCTGAGATGGCACGAATACGGTCGTTATCCACTTTGGCAGGAACTGCTTGTGCTTCCATCTGTAGCTTGGCTGCTCTTGCTTGCGCTTCTGTAGCTTGGGCAGCAAAAGCCTGAGCTTGTGCGGTAAGGAGAGCCATTTGCGCTTGCGCTTGTGCTTGTGCCGCTTGCTGTGCTTCCGGATTAGGCTGAGCCAGTTCACGAAGTTTTGTAATCATCTGCTCTCTGTTAGCGAGGCTCATGTTCTCTACTACAGCTTCAACCAACATAGGGTACATAGGACTGTCTTTACCCACTGTCTGTAGCAGCTGTACCAACTGTGTCACCTCATATTCACGAGCAATTACACCCAAGCTGGAATGTGCGGTGAAGGTGTAATCTTGTACAGGGAAACGGTCGGGGTCATACTGCATATAACGCCACGCTGCTTTACTCACTAACGGAATGAGGAAGCTATCTTGGAAGTTTATAAGAGTACGTTTATGTCGTTTGATAATAGCCCCCAACGACATTGAAACAGCCCCAGCAGCTGCTTCGCCGTTGATGCTTCCAGGGATTCCTGCTGCGTCAATAGCCCCTGTAGCTTGTTGCACCATACGTTGCAACTGCTCTGCTTGGTTAAACGTTATCTGGTCTAAACTACCAAACTTAAAAGGCTGTAGTATTTCTGCGGGGTTTCCATTGGTTATAAAGGTCTTACCTGGACGAATCTCAAACTTAGAACCACGAGGCATACGAGTGCCATCAATAGCCATCATGGGGTGAATAGTTAACGCCAAGCCGTCAATACGGGCACGTAATTCAGCGTCTAAAGCCTTCTGACTATTATAACCTTTTTCACATATGCCCCGCCCTAGAAAACGTCCTGGGACAACATCCCAAGGGAAAGCAACCAACGGGCGGTCTTGCATCATGAAAGGGTTTTCTTCAACCTTCAAGAGCTGAGAACCATTGGCAATAATTACAATTGCCTCGACATATTTCTTCTTCCCTTTAGGCTTCTTCTCGCCCATTGCTTTATAGAAATCCTCACAAGGGACTAACCCATACCACTTAGTTAACCTTACCTTATCATCTTGATAAACAGAAAGGTCTTTACTTGGCTCAAGGGCTTGATCAGGAGAAGCATCAACAATATCTACCTCTTTATAAATACCAGCTTCGATGTTGTGCTCTACTTGATGACGAGGGACAAACTCATCTATAGCCACCCCTAGCGCTTCTTCGATGGTTGAAGCCACTGGATCTATTAAAAAGTTCTGAGGAAGAACTGGACGGAGAGAAACAACAGTTTGTGTTTTGCTTAACACACCAATAGCCTGCATAGCTCCATCGAGGACAGGCTGTGTAGCGGGGGCGTAGGTCTCCACCTCATCTAACACCAGCTCGGCACACCCTGTGCCAAAAACAGCAGCGTTAATTAAACACTCGGCAATGGCTTTACGGGTTTTTGTGCGCTTAAATTCTTCGTCTAGGAGTTTCTTTAACACCTCAACATCTTGCTTCTCGCCATCTCTAGCGTCGTCATCAATATCAAACCACTTACCTCGTCCAAAGGTGGCTTCCTCCACCTCAGCAACAGCGCTCTCAACAGCTTGCTGTAGCGCAGGGCTAATTAACTTACTTCTCTCGCTATCACGGGTTTTGTCAGCACTGTCCCATTGACCACGCCAGAGGCGATAATACTCATCAAACCGAGTTTTATGGTTGGCTTCATAATGATCACGCCACCTGTCGGTTTTCTCCATCACCCAACTGACTAAAGAAGAACCTTCATTGCTTGAATATATCATACCTCTCCTTAGTATCCTGTGAAAGCGTCAAGAGGCTCGTAATCTTCCTCTTCATGCTCATAAGCATAGCTTTGTTTATTAAGTTGTTCAATGTAGCTAAGGGCATCAATCAAGTCGTCATGTACTAAGGAGTTGGGAAACTGAAATAGTTGGTCTAAAAACTCAACATTCCACTCACCTTTGTTTAACACCACCTGTCCATGCTCAAACCGCCCCTGCAAAGCCCACACAATACGGTCTGCCTTCTTTTTGTTACCATGTGAGAGTTCGTCAACACGGAAAAAGGTTTGCGTACGTCTCATTATGTCTGTGAGGTAAGGCATCACAGCTTGTTTAGCAATGCCTCGCTCAATTCCTACAGCTACCGGCTCATATTTCTTTACAACATTAAATATCTTTTTAGCTGTTTCTTCAACAGTCCATCGGCCGTGAACAATATCTTTAACATACCAACCGTCTTCGTTGGTTTTTACAACGGCGATGGCGCTACTGTCTAGTTTTTTACTCTTGCTCGCTTTGCTTTCATCAGCAAAGCCTGCTAAGTCTATGGCAACGAAGAAGTCGCCTGTCTTAGGTTCTTCCTCGCTGGTTTTAATCCATGTTTCCTTAAACAACTCCCCGCCTTGCGCTTCAAAACTTGCCAAAAACTCTTGCCTAAAAGCAAAAGAGGACATCGTTTTCTTAGCGCTTTCAATCTCTAAAGGGTCTATTAACGGATTATCATAACTTGTGAAATGCCAGCTTGTAAACGTTTCATCCTGTCCGCTCTTGCCGTATTGGTAGAGGTCGTAGAAATGGTTTCGCCCCATGGGGGTTCCAATGAAAAGCGCCTGTCCTTTTTGGTCGGCTAAGGCAGGACGTAAAATTTGCTCCCACACCTCAGGTTTCATGTCCGCATATTCATCCATGACAAGAAACTTAAGACTAACACCCCGCATTGTTTCTGGTCTGTCTGCGCCCTTAAGACTAATGGTTGCGCCGTTGACCAGCTTCACTTGTAAATTATTAACATGACTTCCAGCTATGACAGGGTGTCCTAGCTCCAGAAGGGTTTGCCACATAATGTCCCGTGCTTGCCCTTGTGTGGGCGCAACATAAAACACCTGCCCTCTCTCCGCTTGTAGCGCTGAGACTAACAATAAATATGCAGCTAACCTACTCTTACCTGTTCGTCGTCCTGCAGCTACCACTTTGAAACGAGCAGGGCTGTTCCACACTGTTTGCTGCCAAGGAAGCAGCTTAATGGCCAGCTCGCTCATGGGAACAGCCAAAGACCTTGTTGCTCTAACGGGTTTTCTAGGCTTTCTAGGCTTTCCTCCTCAAGCGGGGCAAACCTCTTAGCAGCTTGTAACCTTTTATCCATATGTGCTTTAGCAGGGTTGGGACGTAACCAAATATCGCTAAACCCTTGTGTCACTTCTTCTGTTGTCCCTTTATTAAACAACTCTCGAAGCTGTTGTGCTCGTCCTTTTCCAATGATGCTTTGAGCATCTCCATAAACCGTCTCATGCATAAAGTCTAGTTGGTTGTCAGAGCTGTCTTTCAATTGGTTCGATGAGAGCCACGTCTTGTAGTGTGGTTTTAACCCATCAAACTGAAACAACCCTCGCCCAGCTCCGCCTTGTAGCTGCTTCTGAAAAGGGTCAAAAGAACCCATTGTTTCATGAGCTATGTTGCCCATCACCCCTGCTACAACCTCAGGGCGGTAGCCTTTGGCTATTAGAGCTTGCCTTACCATTTCTTCCTTAGACATCAACAATATCCTCTGCTCCAATGATGGTGGTCTCACCACCAACGCCAGTGATAGTGATAGAAACAGCAGCTCTGCCCATGTTAGCCTTATCTTTCTCAAAATAACTTACAGGTAACATCCTGTCTAATAACAGCTTCCATGCTGCTGCTTGGTTTTTATGGTCGTCATTTAGAGCTGCCTTGTAAATAGAATCAATAACTTTCTGACTGTTAGGGCTGTTTAACATCCTTGCCCTATATTCATTGATGATGGCAGCGTCGCCCTTGGGTCGTCCATTAACAACACGGTTGCCTGGCTTCTTTGCTTTAACATCAGCCTTACGGGGTCTCCCTAGCTTCTTATGAAGCATTATGGCTGTTGGTTCTTTCATGTACTTTAATGTTCCCTATATGCTTGTATGTTTAACAACCATATGTTTATAGCTGTTCTCTAATGTACTTAAATGTTTTAAGAACATTCTAAGAATAATTACATAGCATGTTGCTTATATGCTTGTATGTAAAACACCCGTATGTTTAACATTTATAGTTATTATACCACACTTTTCACCTTTTGTCAAGTGTTTTCTGTGTCTCCTTTACATCTTTTTACATCTTTTTATATTTATTGTTATATATCAATAACTTGCTTTATTTCTTTAATGTCTTTAAGCAAGGGGGTTTTTGTCCTTTTTGCTCTTTTTTGCTCTTTTTTGTATCTGGGATGGTGCCTCTACCGTTACAAATTTGACTCCCCCCTCCCCGTGGGTGTTTGCTCT